AATGTTGCTAATGGGTTGACTTTAGAAGTATAGAGATCATCTCTTTGTGATTTAGATAATTTCTTTTCTACTTTCACTACATTAGTAATTCCACCTCTTGTTAATCCAGCAGGTGCAAACCATGGGGCAGCAATGCTATCATTCTTTGAGAATACACCAGGAATAACAACTGATGCAGGGCACCATACGTTTCTTCCTAATTCAGTACTCTTAACTTGAGCCCAAGGCCAATACGATGCTGCGTAGTTGGTATCTAAACTTTCTGCTTCTCCTTTAGCAGTTGAAACAGTAGATCCATAGGGAACTAAATCAGCAACAAAGAAGCTATCACCTCTTTCGGTTGTATTAGCTATGATAGTATTAATCGTAGTACTGTGATCAGCTTCATTTAATCCAGGTGCTACTAATGTTTTAAATTTAAATTCTTCTTTATTTTTAAGAATTGCAACAGCATTTGTATAATCTCCTACTGCTAATCCTTGAATATTAGTACCTGTAACACTCGATCCAAATGTTTGACCGGCATTTACGTTATTTCCTACACCAGCCGTAAATGTGCCTGTTTGGGCTATGGGTAATGATGCTGTATAGGTAACATTTGTAGAATCACTAATTGCTACACTTCCGTCAGGAGCTAAATACTGGTAAGTTGGTTTGATATCTTTTACTCTAACAAATTGTGATTTGTTAGGATATTCACCATTTACTGTTACATTAGTACCATCATTAGTATAGTATTGGTCTCCTATTTTTTGTCCAATATAATTAGGAGATAATGGATCTAATGAGCAGTTAGTGAACTGTTCAAGTACGAGTGGGGAAGCTGTTGTGTCGTCACCTCTTCTTATAGATACAGTAAATGTACCATTAGATGTGTTGACGTTACTAATTTCGAATCTAAAGTTATCTTTAGATCCAGAATGTAACCCACCACCTGTATATTCAGGACCTGAAGAGTTTAATAATTCCCCTTTACCTAAAGTTTCTAATTTAAATGGTTGGTTAGTAGCATCCGATGAAGATTGAGCAGTTATTAAACTACTAGAAGCATGCTTCCAGTTAGCTGCTGTGTCAACTACACGTGTTACAAGTGCAGTAGAACCACCATTTTGAAAATAATTTTTAACCGTAAGGCTTGTAAAAAATTCATAAGCATTAGAGGCGGATGATAAAGTAGTACCAAATACATTTTTATAATCATTATAATTCTGTATAAGGGTAGGGACCTCAATAGGTCCACGCACCGCAGGGCCTATGATTGCAAGTCCCGAGGGATCAGTACCTGGGGTGATAAAAGATTTATCAATCTCTTGTAAAAGTACTCCAGGTGATACTATTGTTTCTGTTGCCATTTTATTTTTAGTTTTGTTTTATTAGTCTGTAAAGCTTGCTCCTGTAGGTGTGATTGTGAAATCTAATACTACAAATTCAGCTGTTTTAGTAGGTTGTAAGAATACCTGACCAACGAGTTTATTTTCGTCTATCACATCAGATGTGTTGAGTTGACCATCCATTTTAACTTGGAAAGCATATAATCCTTGTCTTTGGACTAAGCTTTCTAAGTATGGGGTGGCTTGTCTTACAAAACGATCACGTGTTTGTTGGGTATTTTGTTCGAAAACTAATTTTTCTGAAAATCCTCCTATCGTGTCTTTAACATCTAGCAATAATCTACGAACATTTACTCTATCGAGTGCGCTAGTAGCTTGTTGTAATGTTTTCTGACCAAATACTACTAAACCAACATCTGGGAAAGTAGCAATTGGGTTTACTTTTGAGGTATAAAGATCATCTCTTTGTGCTTTAGATAATTTAGCTTCGGTTTTTATTCCTAAACGACCTAATTTACCACGAGTTTCACCAGCAGGTGCAAACCATGGAGCAGCTATACTATCATTTTTAGCAAACACACCTGGGATAACGGTAGATGCAGGGCACCATACATTTCTATTTAATTCTGTGCTTCTAACTTGTACCCATGGCCAGTATGAAGCAGCATAATTTGTATCTAATTCTTCTGATTCAGTTTTAGTAGTAGCAACAGTTTGACCATACTGAACTAAATCAGCAACAAATAAATTATCACCTCTTTCGGTTGTATTAGCAATAATAGTATTAATCGTAGTACTGTGGTTTTGTTGGTTTAAACCTGGGGTAACTAAAGTTTTGAATTTATATTCATCTTTATTTTTAAGGAGTCCAATTGCAGCTGTATAATCTTCTGGATTTAATCCTTGGATTGAACCTGATATATCTAATTTACCTGCATCTGAACCATATGAAGCTGCGGCATTAGATGGTACATTACTACCAGCACCATTTTCGAAAGATCCTGTTTGGGCTATTGGTAATGATGCTGAGTATGAGGTATTACCTGAATCTGTGCCTACACTTCCATCAGGTGCTAAGAACTGATAAGTAGGTAAGTTAACTGCTGAAACTCTTACAAAATTAGATTTGTTTTCGAACTCACCTTCAACATTTACTACATAGTCACTACCATCTAAGGATTGGGAAAGTAATTGATCGCCTATCTTTTTAGAAATATAATCAGGTGAAAGTGGGTCTAATGAACAATTAGTAAATTGTTCGAGTACGAGTGGAGAATTGGTTGTATCATCACCTCTTCTAATAGATACAGTAAATGTACCGTTTTTACTATTAACATTACCAATTTCCCACCTAAAGTTATCTTTAGAACCATTAACTAAAGCTCCTCCTGCATATTCGTTACCTACACTGTTAAGGTCTGCGCCTTTGCCTAATGTTTCTAGGGTAAAGGGTTGAGTACTAGCTTTAGCCGAAGCAGATAAGTGAGTGTTCGAAGCTGCTGCCCACGTACCTGAAGCTGAAACAACTCTAGTTACAATAGCAGATGCTCCACCGTTATCAAAATAGTTTTTTACTGCAAGATTTGTGAAGTACTCATAAGCTTGTGAGCCTGATCTTATAACAGTACCAAAAATTTCTTTAAAAGAGTTATAATTAGTTATTTCTGTTGGGACTTCTATTGGGCCTCTTGCAGCGGGGCCAATAATTGCTAATCCTGAAGGGTCGGTACCAGGAGTAATAAAAGATTTATCAATTTCCTGTAAAAGTACACCGGGTGATACTATTGTTTCTGTTGCCATTTGTTAATATTTTATGCTATTATATAGACAGTTATGGGGAACCATATTTGGTCCCCCATAAATATAAAAATATTTTACAAACCTAGTCAGTCTTCGCTATCTGCTGGAATAAATTCTCCTGTTTCTAAGTTAATTTGACCTTGCCCATATTTAGTAGTTAAGGTTGAAATAATTTCTGATTCTTTACTTCTAATTTCTTCAAAATTAGATTCAAGTTGATCTTTTTTCTTATCAAGCGATAATTCTTCAAGGTATACTTGTCCTGCTTGAGTGACAATAGCATTGTACAATGATTGTACACCTTGGATTTCCTGGATTTCTTCAGGAGTAAATTTAATTGAATCTGCCATAACTTTTATTTTTGTATGTTTAGATATACGTATGTAGTAATTTTAAAAAACCCAAATTGTTTTAATCTGGTGTGTAACGAAGGCTCCCAGTATCCCAAGTACCAAATTCAAAATCACCCACTTCAGGGTCATCAGAAGGAAAGGGTGGGTCTAAAATAGAAGATGTGGCTATAAATTCACCACTTGAGGAATTATATATTATATAGCCGTGTGTTTCGCAAATATATTTTACTCTCATGATTCTACAATTTGAATTCCATCAATCGCCATATCACCCCTGAAACTAGTGGCACCTTGGGATATGAAATATATATAATGATTACTATTTACTGTTCTATAGTTATTTAAGCTAATAGTTTTTTGTTGCCATAATGATGAGTTACTAGTAAACCCTGAAAAGCTTGTATAGGTTCCTATTTCTGTTGCTGTTGCATCGTTAGAAGAGCTGTTTGTGTCAGCATAAACAAATAAATCTCCCATACTACTACCATACGCGTGTACCCAAAATTTTAAGTCTAGATTTCTGCTAGTATCACCCATTAGGGTGCTAAAGTTAAAACCTGGCATTCTAACAACAAAACAATCGCGCCTACCACCACCACTAACTTCGGTATATAGGTACATATCTGTAGCAGTAGAAGTTGAATGGGTACCGCCAGGAATAACAACACCACCATTGGGGCCCGTACCTCCTGAACCAGTACCATCCTCATCACAATTCCATCCTGTTACGTCCTTATCATCATCGAACCATTCATTACCATTTACTGCTGAAGTGCCGCTTGCCCAATCACTATGGGTTAGTCTAGGAACCCAATGTGATGTATGAGAAGTACTAGTATTTCTAGTTTGATCTTCAAATTGGTATAATGTAGAGGAAAAAGCAGGACCACCACCAGATGAAGGTGCCGATTGTCCACCTAAATTAGCTATGTTAGCTTTAGATACTCCTCCATATTTAGCTACATTAGCCCATGCTATTCCTGAAACTTTACTTATAGCCATTATACTGTTAATTCTACCCAGTTTGTGCTAGGGTTAAAATAAACTAAATTAGTTCCTAACTTATGTCCCATTATTCTAACTACATTACCATCTGCTGAAGGTGCAGTTGTTGTTAATCTACCGTTTGCTGTGTTTAAATACACAACATCACCTACACTACCACCAGGATCTGAAGAAACATATACTACGCCTCTTGTAATTATACCATCAGCCGTAGATGTGGATTTAGTTACTCCCATAAACCCATAAGAGGCTGCTCCTGCAGAAGTTGCATTAGCATATGCCCAAGAGGATGCTCCAGAGTAAACTGTAGCACCTGCTAATAAGGTTTGTGAACTGTGTAATGTAATAACTTCAGTACCTAAACCTACCTCACCTGCACTTGAAGCATTTCCTAAACCTGAAGGTATTGTCATAGATCCTGTGAGGAATCTTCTTAATTCGTCAACATCCTCTTGTACTAAATCTATATGATACATTATAGGGGTTATAGTACCAGCTACATAATGTGGATCTTGAGAGAAAACATCTGCTGCCATACTAGCACTTGCATTAGTATCTACTGTTGCATCTAATAAGTTATCAGTACGACCTTTTATAAGTCTTCTTGGGGTTCTTTTATTTCCTAATGCCATTGTTATTTATTATAAATCATATTCTAGAACTATTTGAGCAGCTAATCCATTTATATTGCTAGTAGGATCTACACTAAATGATAATTCGTCATTTTGTGAGAATGTGTTGTTACTACTAAATGTAAATGTTAATGGAGTACCCGCAGATATAGTTTGAGTATCTGTAGTTGCAGCAGTTGCATTACTATTAATGTGTAAGCCTACTACTGTAGAACCACCAGATGATTGAGGCCACATTGTAATAGAAACTAATTTGCCATTTGCAGCTGCTGGTGTTATTGATAGGTAGTTGAAACTACTTTGTTCTGATAAACTATTAAAAGGTAAATATCTTTGGGAAGATTGGCCAAAGAAACAACTGCTTTCAATTACAGTTCTATAAGTTGTGGCACCCCCACCCCCACCCCCACCACCACCAGCAATAGCGGTAGCAATTGAAGCTGATACATCAGATATACCTCCTATTTCTAAGGCTCCACTAAATTTACCATCTCCACTAACATCTAATTCAACTGTAGGTTCCACAATATTAATACCAACAACACCACCTGCTGAACCTGAGAATATAGCAGCATATGAATTAGGGGCACCATCTTCATGGCCCTGAGCATATAACGCTACTGTATCAGGGTTAGCTCCATTTGTGTTACCTGCAGTAAAATGTCCTGCATAGGCTTTGGTTGATGAACCTGGTGTTCCTGTTGCTGCATTTCCTACTGCTTTTACAGCATAACTGTCAGCTGTGGTAACACCTGAATATGTGTTAGTTACTGATAGTGCAGCACCATCACCGTCAGCTACAGATATTGTTACTTTATTAGAGTGAGCAGTAGTAGTAGTACCTATACTCATCTTTTGTGATCCACCTGTTGTAATACCTAATGTATCTACATTTACACTATAAAGTCCAGTATTTGAATCGCTTGTAAAGGCTAAAGAAGGAGTAGTTTCTCCTCCCGCTCCCATTCTAAATGCGTTTGAACTAATTTCAGCAGCATTATCTATTTGGCCACCATTCGTTTCAATTGTTTGACCATCCATATCAATATCACCACCCATGGTTAATGAACCTAAAGTGCCCAATGATGTTATGTTGGTTTGAGCTGCTGTTGCTAAAGTACCTACTATAGAGTTTCCAGTAATTGTGCCACTTGCGCTTATATTATTTGAAGCTGTTACATCACCTACTAGTTTTATTTTATTAGCGGTTGGATTACCTATTACTGCATTATTATCTCCATCAAATCCAATAAGGTCGCGAGTTGCACCTCCTGATAATACTTGAGATATTTGAGTATTATTAGTAGTTAATTTAATATCTCCTGAAGAAAACACACTACCAATAGTTAATTCATCGAATTCTACATTAGCATTTGTTGAAACATCTTGACCTATTGCTATGTCACCGGAGTTGACTGTAACACCTGTTCCAGCCCCTACAGTTAAAGTTACATCGCCTGAAGATCCTCCTCCAGTTAAACCATTACCTGCAGTTACTGCGGTTATATCACCTCCTCCTCCTCCACTGGCGGCCGCTAATGAAGCAGATACATCACTAAATCCAGGGAGAGATAAAGTACCTAATACACTCATATTACTTGAAGCCGTTATATGAGTTCCTGCTACTATTTCAGTTGTTGCCTTAAATCCTGAGGATACTTGGATTCTATTACTTACTTCATCTATATAAGGACCTCCACTGCCATTGGGGTGGATTCTTCCTGCGAATAATGTTCCGGTTCCTAAATCTAAACTTTGGTTTAATAATGAACTTTGTACATTTGCTGTATCAGTTACATCTGCGCTAGCTTCGATACCATCTAATTTAGTTTTATCGCCATTGGCAAATGCACCTTCGGAAGGTGGTTGTTGAGCACTATCGGCTGTAGAACCTTGTGCAGCTGTGGCGTAATCTGAGCTATCAAATGCTTTAACTTGTGCCAAGTTAGTGACTTCTGAATCCATAAGGGCACCTGCTGATGTGACGTTTGCTGTATCTGTAACATCAGCGCTGGCTTCAATGCCGTCTAATTTGGTTTTATCACCATTAGCAAACGCACCTTCTGAGGGTGGTTGTTGAGCTGAGTCAGCTTTAGTTCCTTGGGCAGATGTAGCATAATCGCTTGAATCAAAGGCTTTAACTTGTGCTAAGTTAGTAACTTCGGAGTCCATTAAAGCACCTGCTGCTGTAACGTTTGTTGTGTCAGTTACGTCGGCACCATCTTCTACGTTTATATCAGATCTAAATTGTGTATATGTTCTGCCTTTAACATTACTACTACCCATTAATAGGACATCATTAGTGGTTAATGTTTCCTCTGATTTTAAAGCGTTACCACTTGATTTACCGAAGGTTAAAGTAGCTTGTTTTCCGTTAATATTACTTTGGAGTGCAGAACTAGATGCGTTTAATTGAACTACAGTTGCTATAGTAGCGTCAACTGCTATATCATTTGCGTTAGCTGTAATACCAGTACCACCCACAACATTTAAAGTAACTGTTCCTGAAGTACCACCACCTGTTAATCCATCTCCAGCTGTTACACCTGTAATTGTTCCACCACCTGCTGTTGCTGCTGCTAATGAAGCGGATACATTTGTAAATCCTGGAATTGATAAAATACCACTTGCACTTATAGCACCTGAGGCTGTTATATTAGTAGATACTCTTAAATCACCAACTATATCTAAAGATGCCGTTGGGATTCCATCATCACCTAATCTAATCTTACTATTATCAGATATTTTAAAGAAAGTATTATTAGAACTATCAGTAACTCTAAAACAATTTCTAGAAGGAGTAGTACCAATGGCTTTAATAACTACTCTTTCAAAAGAACTTAAAGAACTTGGGCCACCAAATCCTGTAGGCTGTTGCATTAAAATCTTATTAGAAGATAATGATAAGTTCATTATCTCCCCTATAGTATCAGATTTAAATGATATAGCATTGTTACTGTCAGTAGTAAAGAAAAAGTGACTTTCATCATTATCATAAATCTTAAGTGAGCCTGAAGATATTTCTATTTTTCCTTCACTTCCTGTTGATACTAATTTATCAGTATTAATTAGATTAATAGTACTGGCTCTAAGTTCCCCACTTGCACTTATATTGCCTGAGGCTGTTATTTCAGCTAAAGTTAATGCTGCGTTTGCAGGATTAACAGTTATATTAGCATTTCCTTTTAATGATTCATTTCCTCCATCTGGAGAAGTATCGTCTATAAATGTTATAGGGTGCTCAGCATCTCCAGTATCATTTGTAACTTTAATATTATTTGCGTTTACAGCACTTGAAGCTAATACTACTGTAGTACCAGCTATTACACTAGATAATGCTGTACCACCAACTGTAATAGCATCTGCTTCTAAAGTTCCGTCCACATCAACATCACCACTAATATCTAAATTAGATGCTGTTATATTAGTAAATGATTCTAATTGTTTAGGTGTATTTGTAGAACCCGAACCATAATAAAATAAACCATTATCTACATTAATGGCTACTTCCCCTTGTGTTAAAGAAGAAGGTACTGCGGATCCTGTCCCTGTTTTTAATTGAATTGTGCTTGACATGCTTATATATACATATTATTAAAATGTACCTCCTGTGATTGTTCCAATGAGGGCTCCAGAAAAACTAATATTGTTTGCTTGGAATTTGTCGGTTACTCTGATTTTTGAGGCACTTATGGTAGTTAGAGCATTTAAACCATCCTTAACTTCTAAACCCTTAGCATCAGTGATTTGTAAAGAACCTTTTGTTGCTTTAGTAGTTGGATCTACAAATTCAATTGTAGAATCAAATGTTCTAACATGAGCTATAGAGGCAGTGAGGAAATAATTGTCGTCATTACCTAAGTTAGATGTAATATGGGTACTTGGGATAATATCTCCAGAAGCAGTAATATCACCTATTAATTCTATACTACCTGTTGTTTGGCTATTAGTAGTTATGATATGTTCAATAGAATCAGAACCATCATTTTTTTCAAAAAATATTCTACCATCATGTGTGTTGATAGATAATTCTCCTAACTCTAGGTTAGAGGTTGTAGGGACTTTCCCTTCAACTGAACTGCGTTTTAATTTAACTACTTGCGCCATATATATGGTCTATATTTTAAGGTAGTATATACTA